AAAAATCCAGGCGGGGTTATCCGTCCACTCTTCTTTCCAGTCACCGCGCCAAATGCCAGGTTCATACGTTCTTGTTTCAGGATTATATGTACTTGGTACTTTAACTAATCGACCATAAAGCAATAAGTTTACATTAGGAAAATTTGGGTTATAGCGCGAATCCGTTTTAATGCCAATTAATGCCATGTTTGGGTATGACAGTTTGGTATCAATGATTTCCGTGTAACTAACCCAATGAGTGCCATTCTGTAGTCGTTGTGATTTACTGTCGGCTGTTAATCTTTTGACTGTGATGGTAAATGGTTTAGGCGGTAAATTATCAATGATGTAACTGCGATAAAAGCGAGATGATGATTTACCATTAATATTTTTTACCGTGCGGCTTTGCCCGTTGATTAAGATTTCGAGTGATACAGATGTTCCCTCTGTGTCGCCATTCTCATTTTGAGAAAATAACGCACTTACACCACATGTAATTCTGAGACGTGTCACATCAGGATCAATGACGGTTCTTGTTACAGGGTTAACATTTTTAATTTCTGCACCAACTGATACTTCACGCTCTGACATTTCAAAGCCCTGTAGCGGCATTTGGTCCTGTGTGCCGAGTGTAAATGCTATTTCTGTGTTTTTGAAATTGAAACTTGACTCATCATTATCATCAACACCATTTGCATTTTGGATTGGCGTATTGTCAAAGTAAGTTGATTTCCATTTATTGGCTGGACCTTTAATTGGCCCAAGAGAGATTAAACCAATAGCACGTAATCGTTGTGAAGAACGAAGGCTATCTGGTGCTTCATGTGGTGTGCGCGCTGAACCTTGGCTTTTACCGCCCATAAATACCTCTTTAAAAGAAAACCGCCTATAAGCAGTGCCTATAAGCGGTTAAATTTATTTGTGATGTTATTGATGATCGTCAAAAGTTTCTATCCCTTGGGAAACAAGTATAAGGCTGGTCATCATTTTTCCGTACAATAACGGAATAGGTCTCCCTTGTGGAGTTAAGTTACGAAGATTGCTGAATGATGTGCTTTGTTTCTTTTCACTTTCATTAGCACCACCACCCATATCTGGCGGTCTCGTTAAAAGAGATATAGCTCCAGACATGGCAAGTGATGCTCCCATTGCTCCAGCTATCATTACCCCACCAGCTGACCAACCTAACGGGTTCCACCACGCAACAGCAATTAACACAACCCCAACAACGGCTTGAATTACACCTGCCGCTTTACCAGCACCAGTAATAACGGGTGTAAAATGTACGGATGAGTTATCATCAAGATCAATTATTGGGTTATTTTTTAATTGTTTATTGCTTATATACTTTCTACCAATTCTAACTTTGTAATACCCTTTGCTAAGATGCGATCTTAGTCCTTGAATTTGAGTGATTAAGCCACTCATTAACTCTCGGAAGTTGCTTACATCAAGCTCGAATGGTTCATCGCTAAATCGTTTAAGATTGCCGTGAAATGTAATTTTTGCCATTCTGAATGTCTCCAAATTGAATGAGTGGAATTAAGCCAAAAACCATCATAAGGTACACGTGCAGAGAGCCGACTTTCACTATGATGAATCATCATCTGATCACCTAGATACACCCCTGCATGATTAGCTACATTTGCACCGACTTTAATTAAGATTACATCGCCAATCTCGACAGGCTCGTCTTGTGATAATTTAAAAAAACCACACCGTTTCATGCCATCTTCGTATAAGTTTGAACTTTCAAACCAATCAAACTCATACTTAGAATCATCGGGTAACTCAATTCCAGATAACATATAGCAATCAAGTACGATATTTCTACAATCTTGCTTATTGTTTTCAAACATTCTCCCTAATAATGGGGAAATATAGTGAAATTGTCTGATATCGTTATCCACCACCAGCCAAAAATCTAACTGCGTTCTAACCTGACATTCTCTGTCAGCGATGGATAAATATGGCAATCCTTTTTCAAAAGCAGAATCTGGGTGAGAATGAACCAACGCTACAATGGAACCACGTTCTTCAGCAAGAAGAAAATCATCTGCCGATATTTCAAAAAAATTAACTGGATCGTGTGAGATATTTTCGCAAGGGATGTAAGAAAAACCGTCTTTAAATACAACAAAACCACAACATTCTTGTGGCTCTGTACTTTTAGCGTGCGACAGTATTTCTTTTTTTAATTTATCCGGAATAATCATGATCAATTCCCATACTGAGTTGTACTTGGGAAACCGCCAAACGGTAACACGGCATTCTCGCCAAATCTCAATTTACAACCACGGATACAATGCGAACATTTATCTTTATTACGGTCGTTTGTTGGTTTATCAAATTCATCGGCAACAGGGCCGCCTGTATAACCACATTGAGGTGAACGATATTGCCAAATACAAACGTCCGATGTAATCATTAATAGCGGGATTTTTGCGTTATCCGTTTCGGCAGGTGATGCCAGTTCAAAAGTAGCTTGTTTATCATCAAGGCTTTTTAGTTGCTCAATGATGTAATAACTAACCGCTTCTTGTGTAGGATCTGCCTGAGTATTTTTACCACCAGTAAAGTTGCGAGCATCAAGAAACTGCGCATAAACCAATCTACGAGTTACTTTACCGCCAACACCTTGTCCTAAATTAACCGCAATACCGGTAATGATTCCATATAGGTTAGATACTGTTAATGTTGGACGAGAGCTAGGGCCTTGCCCACTAATCTCAAATCCATCTGCTTTAATTGGGTAGGCTTGATACTCATTCCCCTGCCACCAAATATTTGTTCGCCCTTGGTTTAAACCATTGTGAAATCGGTATAATTCACCTGCAGTATTAGCCCCGTTAGTCGGGGTAATATGGCGTAAATCAATATCCCACAATTCAATAAGCGCACCTTGCTCTAACTTCGGCAATTCTTGTGCCATTTTTGAGGGTAGAGTTTTTGGCATAGTTTCTCCTATCTCTATTGTAGAAAATAAGCAGTTGCCATAATCAAAGCACTTAATCCCCAACATACAGCAATAATCAGTGCTGAATTAGCTAAACGCTTTCCAACAATTCCCGCATCTTTTTCTGACATTTTTCCACCTACCTTTACTTGATGTTTTGGTGTATACTTAATCAAAATTGCTCCTTAGTTGCTAAACTTGGATAAGGGGTAAATAAAACCCCGAAGTGCTGCAAACGCTTCGGGGTTTATTTTTTCCGATTGCGTTGTAACATCATAACAAAGCAAGTATCTCTTGTAGTGAGGAAGGACTTCTACATTCTTGCTTTGTGAGATGTATTTTCACAACTCAACCTTTCAATTTCTTTTAAACTACTTTAAAGGATTTAAACTACTTCCTCGAACTCGCACGTGAAAGTGGTGTGAGTTTTGGTAACAGATCGTGGAAATTTAGGACAAACCACCTTCACTAATTCACCACCAAGTGCCACATCCTTAAAATAAAAGGCACGAACTCCGCCGTGTTCTTTCATAAAGTTGCGGAATTGTGCCGATTCTTTGTTTTTTACTTTGAATGTAACGGAATACTTACGCAAAAGCGTATTAATCCCGTCTTCCATCCGTTGCTGATAGCCATTTCCAAAATTAAGCACTTTCCGCTTTGGTTCTTCATCAACCGAATAACCAGGCTGTGGACACCAAGGCAATGTTTTTAAAGCCATCTTATCTCCTTATCCAAGCATTCCACCTGGACGACGTTGTTTTCTTAACACTTCAAGTACATTTGCTTGGATTGCTAGTGCAAGCTCTTTACCTTGTGCAGCTTTTTGCTCAGCAGTTACACTTTCATTTCCGTTTTTATCAATATTTATTGTTATTGATACTTCGTTATTAGTTGATGCTCCACCACCGCTAAACAATCCATCATAACTATCAGATTTGCCACCAACATGACCGCCATTTGCAAATTTAGGGAATCTGCGTTGATTTAAGGCATTCATAAATCCAACACCATAGTGATCAACTGTACGGGATGTCATAACAAATTCATTGTTAGATAATCGAGCCAATATGGAATCGCTTGTTCCTGTACCCTCACCGACAACATGACCGCCTTTAGCAAATCCTACGCTAGTGATTTGAGAGATAACATTAGCACCAGCCGCTGCAACCGTTGCCATATTTGCAAATTTTTGAGCAGGAGTAAGTGCGGTTGTATCTGCCATCGCTTGTGCGACCGCTTGAGATAGTTTCACCGTAGCTTCTGCAATTGCGAACGCTTTTGATACTGCAAACATTGCTTTATAAGCTGCAGATTGCTTACCGGCTGATTGTTCAACAACTGATGTTAAAGTTCCAAACGCACTACCAAGGTCATTTAATCCAGTAGCATAAAGCCCCATTTGTTCTTGGAATTGGTTATTTCTGTATTTTTCAATGATTTGCTGTTTGCGTTGTTGGAATTCTTCTTCAGTGATTAACTTTTGATCGTTAAATGCTTGGAGCTGAGCAAGCTCTTGCGTTTGTTGATTAATTAGCTCTTGTTGCGGATCATAAAGTGCACGTAATTGGTCTAATGGATTGACCGCACTTTGAGATCTGTTTTGAGCATAATCAAACTTCAATTGCAATTCAGCAGTATTCGCTTCACCACCTGTAAGCTGTCCTGCCTTTTTAAGCTCTTCAATTACCGCTAATTCATCGTTTAAGTTCGCACGTAATAATTTCTCAGGCGCATACTTACCTGCAAGCTCTAACCGTTGACGAGCAAATCGCTCGGTGATAGCTGTTTTTGCTGTTTCATATTCTTGGTGAGATACAACACCTTTTTTGTTGTGCTCCTCTAAACGCTGGAACATTCTTGTTTGTTCCAAGTCAATCTCAGCAAGACTAGAACTACTTTTCTTGCGAATTTCATCATAGAAACTTAACCAGCTATCTCGAGCATTTTCACCAGATGATTTACCACTACGTGGTTTTTTGTGACTTTCTTTGATTTGAGTTTCAATTGTTGTCACTTTGGTTTCATCGGAAAACATTTTTTCCAATGTTGCTTTTCCGGCTAAAATCTTGTTTAGTGTTTCAAGCGATAATCCGACAGCTTTATCCGCTGCATTAGCTGCAGTGATTGTACCTGTAGCAATACCAATCAATACTTCGTTGTATTCGGCACCTTCTTTTCCAAGCAACTCATAAAGACCAGCCAACACGTAAGCGGATTTGGCCTGACCTTGTTGTTTGAGTTTTGCGACTTCAAGCCTTTGAGCAAGAGACGTGGATTTCTCTTTAAGCTTTTCCATTGCATCATTCAAATCTAACGTCTTGTCTGTGGCTTTATTTGCACTATTAGCTGTGTCATTAAAGCTTTTCGGTAAGTTAGCTATAATGTTATCTACAGTTTCAGCTGACACGCCAAGCAACTTGAATTTCTGCCGCACTTCATCGACATTTTTACCTGCGCGAAGCATCTTTTCACCAAGTGGAGAAAGCATTTTTTCAAGTGACTGTCTTGCAACATCGGCATTTTCTTTAATTACTTGGATTTTGTTTTTTAAACTTTCAATTTCGGCATCATTTGCGTTTCCTCCAACGCTAATGCCGTCAAAATCTGCACCAACCTGTTTTGTAGCTATTCCCGCTTTTAATTTTTCAATCTCAGCGTAATATTTTTCTATATTTTCAAGCTGTTTTGTAATTTTAAGAGATAATGCCGCTTCGGTGATTTGATCATAAGATTCAGCTAAAGCTTGGTTAGCAACAGATGTATCTAATGCCCATTGTCGAGCTTCTGCCGCTTGTGAACTAAAAAATAATAAT